ATCCTAAAGACCGCCAACCGCTTCCCTCGCAAACTGAAGAAGAGCCTCAAGTCGCTGTCCCCAGAAGACGTGCTCGCCCAACTCGTAGCGATGGTGATGCATGACAACTGATCCACTCTTCGGCAAGAAAGTCTGGAAGGCCACGATGCTCGAGGCTGAGTTCCACGAGCAGGTCGCCACCCTCATGCAACTGAACGGCTGGTCGGTCTACTCCGTCCCCGACTCTCGGCGTGTCTCGCTGGCTGGCTATCCCGACATCACTGCATGGTCGGGAAATCGCCTCATCTTCGCCGAACTAAAGCGAGAGAAGGGACGCACCTCCCCAGCGCAAGACGAGGTGCTCGCTGAGCTGCGCCAGATTCCCTGCGCCGAGGTCTACCTGTGGAAACCGTCAGACTGGGATACAATCGTCGAAGTATGCGCAAGGGGCTAATCATGCTTATCGTGTTTCTCATCCTCGGGCTCGGAGCCTTCTTTCACTGGATTAACGAATGAAGAACGCCGACCGGCTCATCCGAGACAAGAAGCGAGTGGAGCAGACGCTCAGCCGATTGAGCGATGGCGTGATGCTCGACCTCTGCCGACGTGCTGGCACGAGGGCTGTCAGGGACTACACACCTGGCGGCCCTCGGGCGAAGGGTGCAGTCTCCGACCCAACCCTCTCCGCAGTCGTGCGCACGATGAGCGCCGAGAACGTCGCCGACCCCATCTTTGACTCCGTGAAGGACATCGCTCGCCTGCTCGACGAGATGGCACGCATGAGCATGAAACTCGAGGACCTCGTTCGCTTCGTCACCACCGGCAAGGAACGAGCGAAGCAGGCCACCATCACCGAGTGCAAAGTCTGCGCCAGAATTGTCGAGTGCACGCCCAACGATCGCCTGCGCTCGGGCATGTGTTCTGCCTGCTACATGGCAGCACGCCGAGCAAAAGCCCAGTAATCACAAGGCTTTCAAAGTTTCTCTAAAAGTTCCTTGACTGTCCTACGCTAGGACACTAGAGTTAGGTCATCGGCAACACCGCCGAGTTCCTGAGGAGGACAGCATGACCGCAGCAAACCCGACCCGAGTGACGGTCTCACTCAGCACGAAGTTCGTGTTCGACTACGCCGAGCGATACATCTACGAAGGCGGTCCACAGGACAACGCTTCCGAGTGGGTAGAAATCTCATCGACAAAGACGACCACGACCCTCGACCTCAGCGTCAGTCGTGCCATCCACGCCCTTGAGTTCGCCAAGTGGCGCAGCAACGATCACCACGATGGCTACTCCGGCTCGGAGTTCCGAGGCATCGTTGCAGGTGCAAAGTCAGCAACCCTTCGCCTCACAGCAGCTCTCGCAAAGGCAGGTGCATGATGACGTACAAAGAGGCCTACGAGATGGGCGCTTACTATCACGTCATGCTTATGCCAAGCGAGTCAGACCTAACTTACAAAGAAGCATTCTGGGCTGGCTTCAACGCCGCTAAGGAAATCGCAAAGGCAGGTGCATGATGGTCCTCGCCTTCCGCATCGTCACCATCGGAGGCTGCCTTACGCTCGGCCCCTGGGTCGTCGTTCAGGCCGTCAAGTGCATCAAAGAACTGCTCGAGGAGGAAGCATGAAGCCCTACGCCTTCGGCATCATCAAGAACGGACACTGGCACATCTTCTGTCCTCCCTGCTGGGGCAAGATGTGGCCTCGCCAAGCGGAGGCCGAACTGCTCGACTCCAACGGCGACCAGGTGCGCTGTGTCGGCTGTGGGGAGTGGGTCGGATGATCACTGTTGAGCGCATCCACGAGGGCATCGCCAAGTGCCTCAAGCGCATCGACGAACTCGTGGCTGAGATTGCCGAGGCCGGCGACAACGCCGCACACGCTGAGGTCGCTTACAAGACCGAGTTCGCCAAGCAACGCCTCGCCTACCGAGCCCTGCACGACAAAAGCACGGTGGGGCAGGTGGACGACCACGCCACAGACGCAACCTCTGACCTGCACCTGGCACACCTCATCGCAGCATCAAGACTGCAAACCACCCGTGAGGCCCTACGAGCGAGCCAGTCTCGACTCGACGGCCTGCGCTCCCTGTTGTCAAGCATCAAGGCGGCAACGTGAACTCGCTCATTCTCATCGGCGACGCTCGCCAGCGCCTCTCGGAATTGCCAGCCGGATCAGCTCGCAGCTGCATTACCTCTCCGCCCTACTTCGGGCTTCGAGACTATGGAGTGGACGGGCAAATCGGGCTGGAAGAAACACCCGAGGCCTACGTTGCTGAGATGGTGTCTCTATTCCGTGAAGTCTGGCGAGTGCTGGCAGATGATGGAACCTTATGGCTCAACATTGGGGACAGTTATGCATCGTTCCGTGATGGCAAAGCAACACCGGACACAACAAGGGGAGATTCAACAGGGACGCTGGTGCCAAAAGGCAACGCAAAAAATCGCATGGCCTCAACCTTTCAGGGAACTGGCATCAAGCACAAAGACCTCATCGGCATCCCCTGGCGAGTAGCGTTCGCACTTCAGGCAGACGGCTGGTATCTGCGCTCCGACATCATCTGGCACAAGCCCAACCCGATGCCCGAGAGCGTGACTGACCGACCAACGAAGAGCCACGAGTATCTGTTCCTACTGACCAAGTCGCCTCGGTATTACTACGACCACGAGGCCATCAAGGAGCCCTCAGTCACGGGTGCATGGGATGCGATGCCACCCATCGGTGGGGTCAAGCAAACCGAAGGCAACGAAAACCACACTTACTCGGGCAACACCCCAGCGAGTGATGGGAAGCGCAACAAGCGAGACGTGTGGACAATCAACACCAAGCCATTCAAGGGCGCTCACTTCGCCGTAATGCCCGAGGCTCTCGTCGAGCCCTGTGTCCTTGCAGGAAGTGCTGAAGATGACACCGTTCTAGATCCGTTCACCGGCTCGGGCACCGTCGCAGTCGTGGCAAACCGACACGGGCGCAACTTCGTCGGCACAGAGCTGAACGTTGAGTACGCTGAAATCGCACGCCACCGCATCACCAACGATTCCCCACTCTTCAACGATGTCACAGTCGTTCCGTAGTATCATCTCTAACGCAGTACCAACCGCCTGAGGAGGCACCATGAAAGTAAGAGCAGAAACCAAACACCTGAGCCACGACGAATGGCTCGAGGCACGATCGAAGGGCATCGGCGGCAGTGACGCTGGCACCATTCTTGGCGTGAACCCCTACAAGGGCCGCCTTGAACTATGGCTGGAGAAGACCGGACGCAAGGGCGACTCATTCACCGGCAACGAAGCCACCCGTCTCGGTCAGGCCTTTGAGCGCCCCATCGCTGAGGTCTACGCCCAGAGCATCTCCTCGCAGGGTCTCGCAGTCGTCTCGTGGCCCGTCATCCTTGAGGGTGCCTACACCTGGCAGCTCGCCAACGTGGACTTCTTCATCTGCCGAGTACCTGAGTCCAACCCCGACAGCCTCGAACTTGGCAAGGTGAACGACTGGGACCACAAGATTCCGCCGCTCAACATCGAGCGCATCCTCGAGGTCAAGACCACCGGCCTCTCGGGACGTGGCAACGCCGACGCATGGGCGAACTACTCCGTCCCTGCCACCTACCGAGCACAGGGAGCGCACTACTGCTCCGCCACCGGCATCAAGGACGTGACCTTCGTGTGCCTCATCGGTGGAACTGGCATTGTCACTCGTGACGTGACCTACACCTCGGACGAACTGGTCGCCCTCGAGCAGGCAGAGAACGAGTTCTGGGCGCAGGTGACGAGCGACATCGAGCCCGAGGCCAGCGCCAACGACCTCGACGTTCTGAAGGTCCTCTACCCCGAGAGCACCGACGAAATCGTGGAAGCCGACGACATCGTGCTCGGACTGGTCCGTGAGTACCAGTCGCAGAAGGCCATCGTGGACACTGCTGAGCTCGAACTCAAGCGCCTGCGAGCCCAGATGGAGCAGGTCATCGGATCAGCCCACGCCGTGACCTACGAGGGCGAGACGCTGTTCACCTACAAGAGCAACAAGTCCAGCGAATCCTTCGACGCTAAGGCCTTCCAAGAGGCTCACCCCGAGATTGCCGCCAAGTTCATCGTGACCAAGCCAGGCGCTCGTGTTCTAAGGCTGGCGAAGTGATGGTCTACGAGTTCATCAAACTGCACCACTGGCACGAGGAAGCCGAGAAGCGCCTCTGGGTGCAAGACCACAAGGGACCGGACGGCGAGGACTACTTCGCCCTCGTGGAGGACGCTGAGCTCATCTCCACCTACGTCATCCTCGACGACGCTGAGTTCGGCCTCAACAAGCGAGCCGAGAAGTTCCTGAACGAAGGATGGAGAGAAACTATGACCGACTGCAATCACATCGTCGGCTACCGACACGGAATGAATGACGCTCTCTTGATTCAATCAGACGAAGCGAGGGACTTAGAGCCAAGCACCTTCTTCATTTACTGCCCCAAGTGTGGAGAGAAACTATGACCGACTGCACACACACCTACATCCGCCTCGACTTCGACGGGAAGGAGGTGCAGGTCCCCTGGGCGAGAATCTTCTGCCCCGACTGCGGCCTGCGCCTCGAACCTGCCGGACCGACCAAGCCATTCAGACTGCGAGCGGATCAACGATGAAGCGGTCCGACTACTTTTTCGACACCCTCGCCCTAATCGCTGGGGGCTTCTGGCTCTACTGGCTGGGCTTCTGCATCTACAAGGCGGCAGGATGACCCCCGAACAAGCGTCTACAGATAAGGCTGAGTGTATGCAGGTATTCCGATGACTGAAGACAAACGTCAAGCCCTACGAGAGAAGCACGCACCTGAGGACGGCGACCCGACGAACCCGTGTGAGTTCTGCTGGCCTACGGCGTATCCCTGCGACGTAATCAAGGTACTGGATGCTACCGAAAACCTAAAGTTTAGCGACCTAAAAGTTAAAGTTGAGTGCGACCACTGGGTCACGGTGAAGAAGTCGGGTCAGTACGGCTACGCCTCCAGCGTCTCACCCGAGTATTGGACACACACCTACTGCCCTAAGTGCGGAGAGAAACTATGACCCCCGACGAACGCCAAGCCCTACGAGAAAAGCACGCTCGACAATGGGATAGAAACACACCTCGGGGCGAGTATCAATGCTTCGGGTGCGGAAGAGTGACGTATCCCTGCGACGTAATCAAGGTGCTGGATGCTTACGAATCATTGATTGAATACCATGATCATGATGGGAATACTGACCGAGAAGATCCGTGGTGTAGAACTTGCTGGAAGCCATATCCCTGCGAAAAGGGGAAGGCTTTAGGACACCCTGACGGAGCAGAAGTATGACCCCCGACGAACGCCAAGCCCTACGAGAGAAGCACGTCAAATGCTCCTGTGGGTATTGGTGTTCCGCCGGTTGTGTTGGCGACTACCCCTGCGACGTAATCAAGGTGCTGGACGAAGTAGAGCGAGTGCTGAACGCCGCCGAGGTCTACGGAGTGGTGGTCAGGGCGATGGTCGAGCTAAACAGTCACGAAACCATTACGGAATTGGCAAAGAGTGACCAAAACCGCAACCTTAACTCGACCATTTCTGCACAGACCGACCCCTACGGCCCTCAGCCGGACCAAGAGCGCAAGGTCTACGTCTACCCCTCCGAGCGCCGAGTAATGAGCGAGAAGCACCAGCCTCACGCCACGTTCCCGAGCCAGTGTGACGA